AAGGTATATCGAAGCGACGCGTAAGATTCTAAGTCTTTCATTTCTCGAAGCTCGTCTAAGTGGATTGCCGATGGCGCAGAAACGCCTCGAGCAGCTGAACCGCCAGCCTTTACGATAAATCGATTAATTTGCCCAGTCGTACCTTTGACTTCAAGCTCCTCTGAGCCATGAGACCAGCGAATACGCTGTACGCGCTTAGAAAGCATTTCGGAACTTTCGATTAGATTAACGAGCTGCCTAAATTGCTCCAGCGAAGTAGCTAATCTGTGAGCTGATCCAATTTGAAGCGGCTCATCCCATAAGAATAACCCGCCTAAGATTCTGATTTGCTGGAGAAACGATTTTCCATTTTGCCGGGCGACCACAATACAATTCGTCGGAGTAGCCCATCTCCCGTCGGGTTTGTATTTGTGCGTATGCTCCAGCGCAAACTTTTGCCATGGCATAAGACCGTCTGGGAGTATCTGAGCTGCTAAATCTATGAGATCAAAGCCCCTAGACGGTAAATCGTTCAATGGCGTGTGAATTCTAGGGGTCGGATTGCCATAAGTGGCAGCTGATGACGGTGGCAAAACCGATAGCAGCCGATCTGAGCCTAGTTCATTAGGTAGTTGACCGATTATGACCTGATCGCCTTTAGTCATGACTTACGCTAACGTTTTCAGGGATATTTAGATCATGGAGAGTCGGGGGTGTTTTACCTATACTAAAAAAACGCCCACCTTTGCTTAAATTGCACTTTTGGCACAATACTTGCAAATTGTCGTCATTATCGCTCCCACCTAGTCGTCTAGGCACTATATGGTCAACGTGCAGCTTGCCTTGATCCTGTCCGCATTGTTGACAACAATAACTATCTCGCCTAAGTATCCGCTGTCTTATCTTTGACCATCGACTACTCGTACCATTGTCCACCGCACTAGCCATCAATGCCACCCCTTGTCTTTGAAGTGTTGATAAGCCTTGCAATAGTTACCGGAATATCTTGCCTTAACATATCTGATTCCCCAGTCTATCTGGGTGAATCCATCCATATTCTTTAGCTTCTTATTACGCAGCTGAGGTATTCCATAGTGTGATCCGTTAACAGCTCTACTATCGAACTTAGACTCTTTCATATATAAGTTATAAGCACATAAATATTGCTTATCCTTAATGACTCTAGTATGTAGATATAACTTAAATCTATCTTTAGATGATTGCGTATCAGCCCATGTTGGACTCGGTATAGCCACCGCTAAACACAGTACGCCCGATAGTAGGGCTCGCCGCGAGCTAGCCCCCTGTGGGGCTCTCGTCGAGAGAGTGGATCGTACCGACTTAGTCAAATAGGTTGCAAGTATGAGCGTACTCTTGGGCGATTCCCACAGGGTGTGGATAACTTTCCTGATCTGTGGATAACTATTCATCACAGTCATGCGCTTTCGTATAGCTGAAATCGCAGTAATAGCAGCCCATAACCTCGCCGCATTTGCGACAGGTATATCGGAACATAATCTCATTACAGCACATCGCAAGGTACGTTCTATTGCTGATCCGGTAATGCTCATTAGCAAACGGCATTACTTATCACCGCCCCACCCAGTACCCCTAAAGATAACCGCTGGAGCTGTAAACACTCGAGCCATAGGGTAACTACAACATAACGGCGATAGATCGCTATTGCTCGGTATCGAGTGATTCATCTCGAGTTCGCCGCCGCATTGGTCGCACCTGTAAAGGTAACTAGGCATTGAGTTGCACCTTAATCCATATTAAGTGAATAGTTTTACATGGATATATCTCTAAACAATATCCGCAGCTTTCGTTATGAACTGTTGGTTTGTGTAGAAATACAATCGCTTTAAGAGCCTCATAATTGACTGCCTGAGCCCACGATCTTGTGCTGTAATTACCGTCTAAGTGCCGATGAATTGCCCAATAAATATCTTTATTGTCGCTTATTCCAAATTCGTTGCTAGGCATTCTCACTCCCCACTAGGCATACGCCCATTGTTCCGCATACTGTGCACTCTAGCGTCTTAACGCCGGGCGGAAGTAAATCGGTAACTATTCGCTCTACCTGTAACGTCTCGCGCTTACAGCGACGGCACTCAAATTTCAATTTGTCCATAATTGCTCTCCTTTAGATTCTCCATCGAATTGAGATTATGTTGACTAACCCAGAACGAGCCGTCCTTATCATGCTTAAAGCGACTTGTCTTAGCTGCTCGAATTGGTATCCAGCCTTTAACATAATAGGTCGGTGATTCGCCTACGACTAAAACGGCTAAGTCCTCGACCCTATCCCTGTCCCTAAGAATTAGATGTCCGTCTAGCCATTTCGTATGTTTGACTTCGATCCGATTACCGATGTCGGCTCGCAGCTTAAACTTATCTAGTTCTAGCTTAAAGTCTGTAATGCCGAAATATCGAGCAGCTGCGATCTCAGCACCTAACGCCTCAGCTGTACGACGAATCGACTCATGGATATTGCCTCGTGCTGACTGGTCATGAAAGTAATAGTTTTCCACGCCTTTAGACTCACAGATAAAAGCCGCTGCCGCAGCTTGTATCTCCTCATCTTTCGTGAGCGTTATTTTGGTTATTCCCATGTCGCGCATGTCCGAACATTGTCTGGGCAAACCCAACCCTTATAAGGCTTGCCAGTCTTTCCGACGCCCTCTTTCCGAATCATTACGCCATGAGCGCAAGATTTAGTTCCGGTCAAAGTTCCCGCCACGTCAGCGATTACGTTATTGACAGCCCATGGATCATAAGAGCCATTAGGTAACGCAGCCTCTTTAGGCGCTGCAACGACTGGACGTTCGACTCGCTTCATTTCCTCGAACGATGGTCGATTCTGATTCTCACTAAACTTAGATAATCCGCCGGTGTGTAAACTTCTACCTATGCTTGAGGTGCTGCAATTTTCAAGTGGAAAGCGATTGGCGCTTGATCTAATTTCCTCGGCGAAATCTGTCGCGAAAGGTAGTAAGTCAGTTATTTCTTTATAAATGTCGGTCTGGACGATGTATCGAGTGCCGTCCTGAAATACGATGTTAACGTCGATTCGACCATTTGGATACTTAATCCAGAATTTTTCGATCCGCTCAGCGACCGACTCATAACCCTCTAATGGAATCGCCATTACAAGCTCCGAACGTAATCTGTAGCAGCTCTCATGCCAGCGGCTCGACCGCGGTTAAAGCCATCTTTTACGCCTTGCTTGTAGCCAATACTCCAGCCGACTAAGCACCAGACAACACTACAGGCGATAACTACCATCGCCAGTTCCAATATAGTAAACATCTTAGCTCCCGATTCTGGGAACGACTTATTCGCTCCCTAGTTATAGGGTGAACTAAATGTCTGACAATTTCAAGCCTTACGCGTATTTAACGGCGTGTCGAATTGCTTAAGATCAAACTGTAAATCTCATCGACTCTAACTTCGAGTCTGGAAACCTGATCCTTAACGCTTGACCCAGAATTAGGGCGAAGCTCGCTTAAGTAGTATTTAACTAGGTGTCTGATACCCGTCATAAATGCCACTAAGAGCGTGACTATTGCCACGCCCATAGCAGCCCAGCCGTTAGCGTTCACTTACCTTTAGCCCCGAACGCCACGTCTTTAGGATTCGAGTAACGCATTAGGACGGGTACGATTCCAGCGAATAAACCCCACGCTAATTTCTTAGGATCGGTTTCGCCTGTCATATAAACCGCCAGCATGCCCGCGATCGCTGATCGCCCATAACTAGCGCCTACCGCTTTTAGCTCTTTCATTACTTTTCTCCTAACCCTAGAGCCTTGATTAGCTCTAAGACTTTTTTTGGGCTTACGTTGATTTCGAAGTGCATTTCGTCCGGACGATTCTTGTAATCGCCGCCCCAGAATAAGCCGTATTTTTTAGCAAGAGCCCGAATCATTGGAACTTTCTCAGCTGGAAACGTGCCGATTTTTCCGAGAACGTGTTTAGTCGCGTTAAGGTCGATCGCGGTTGCAGACGCGTGATTGCTTAAACGATCAGTCGATCCGCGAACGTTTCTAAACGCGTATCCCCAGTCGTCGAGCTGTCCGCCGTCTAGCGGCTCGATTAACTGGTTGAACTCCTTGCAAAATCCGACGATCAAGGGTGCTACCGCTTCGGCGCAGCGAATCTTTAAAGTCGTCCCCGGAATCGCGTAAGACTTGACATGGATCGACTCAGGTTTAGCCGAAGCTTCCCAGCCATTATAACTTGTCAGTTTCATTTGAGTAATAAAACGGCTTCCTCGGCTGTGATTCCGAGTTTGGTAATTAGAGATTCTTTAGCTGCCGCTTGATCCTCAATAGCTTTTAATTTGTTATAGCGATTAGTAGCCCACTCGGTAATCGTCGCTTCGTATTCTTCGGCTGCTAATTCGGTGTAACCCGTAACGTCGTCACCAATTTTCAAAGTTGGATTATCTGTGCGAATTTCTTTTTCGATTTCTTTTAGTGTTTTCATTATGCTTTAGCCAATCCGTAAACTGTTACAGCGCCGGTTATCGTTGATGATGATGATTTTAAAGCAAATCCGTTCCAATTTTGAGCGTCAGCGCATACGAAACCAATAGAACCGCCGCCGCCATTGTCCGAGTCCATATAAGTTCCGTTAACTCGAGCAACCTTGCTACTACCTGTTCCCACGTTATTAAAAAATAAAGTTGAAGCAAATCCGCCAGTATTGCTGCAAAGATTCATTTGCGCGCCGTTAGTCGTTCCAAGGTTTGCCGGACTTCCGTTATAAGTAGATCCTACCGAAGCGCCATAAATTCCCGTTGTTGATGAAGTGCTGCCTCGACGCATTAGCATTTGCGCGTCGTCTGTGCTTGTGCCAGCTTGCATTTCTTCAATAACCACCATATACGCGCTATATGTTGTTGTAAATACACTATCGACGTTTACTTGAGCCGAAGCACTAAACGTTGTACGGCTAATAAATGTTAGGCCGCTTGATAAGTTAATCGTTTTCCACTCTGGAGCGGTGGCGCCAGAATTGACCGCTAATACTTGATTAGCTGTTCCAATTCCTAAACGTGTAACGGCAGCTGATCCGGTCGCGTAAATGACGTCGCCCGCTGTTGTTACTGTTGACTTTGGAACGGCGGCAGCTGCTAGATCGTAAGCCGCTTTAGTGGCTGTCGGAGTTGACGCTAGAACGCTCGAAGTTGTCGAAGTTGAATCGCTTAGCTGTACCGCACCAACGACGCTTGTCGTAGCTGCGTTAATTCCAATAGTTACAGCGCCAGAGCTTCCGCCACCTGTAATCGGGCTAGTTACGTTAACGGCTGTTATATCGCCGACGTCATTAGTAATCCATGTAAAATCTAAATCTGTATTTGATGTCTTGGACAGAATTTGACCCGTCGTGCCGCCTAATAGATCGACGAAATCGGTATCGACCGCTTGACCAAATACTTCAAAATCAGCTGGTAAGTCGGTAACTAGATCGGTGCTCGTTGGCATTTGCCAGCCGAAGTTACTCGTTGGATTAGTCATGTTTTCTCCTTATGCTACGACTAACGCGGTTTCCCACGTTAAAGACCCGGATATAGTATTCCACGCTTCGGCTATTGGCACTTGCTCCCACGACATAGCTTGCAGCGAATAACTTAGTGGCGACAGATTAAGCGTTATGGATATTTCATTATAGGCAGCCTTAAACGACCATCCCTCGACGAATCCCTGAAACGTTCCGGCAACCATGTTAGGCGGTAAATTGCTTATTCTTAAAGGTAAGCCCATAAAAGCGTTAATTAGCGAATCTCGATCCGCGTCGTCTAGCTCAGGATTAGTAAGCTGATAAGTAATCGCTGTAAAATTGGCTTGCGGTGCAGCTCTTAGCGTTAGGTAAAAATCGGCTTGATCTTGCGCGTCGGCTTGATGTTTAACTGTCGTACTAATTGCCTGAGCTAAACGCCCGTAAAGGTCGATTGAGTTAATATCCTCGGCGCTTACTTCTTGATTGGAATTAGTGCCATATTTGAGCGTAATATCATTCCGCACGTCGCCAGCTCGGGTTTCAATCTTAAGCCCGTTAAATAGCGCGTGATTAGCTGTTAGCTCGGTGTAGCCGTAAGTTGCTAGGTAAACGGATCGATGTGTCGAGTCGGCATAGCTAATTCGACCCTGAGAATCCTCGTATATGTAGCCCAATCCAGACGTCGCGAGAGCTGCAACAAGTGAATAAATATCGACGCGATCAGATGATCGAGCTGCTAACTCGTAATTACCGGGCTGATCGATCTCGCCTAGTCCGACGTTCTGAGCGTTCGCCCACGTTTCCGTCGGATCGTAGTTAGCCCATTGTAAAGCCGCCGGAACTTCCCCCCAGTTATTTAAAAGTAAATCTTGGAGAATATGGTAAATCTGATCGCCGTCGAAATCTTGAACCAGCGTTCCGTCTGTAAGCGCTTTAGGTAAACGGCTTAGCGCTCCTAGCGCCGTTATTTTTAGAACTTGATTTATTCCAACCGATCCAGCTGTAATAATCTCAACGCCGAAATCAACGACAGTTCCGCCAAATATGGGAACGTAAGTCGCGGTCGAATCTTGTAGCTCGATCGTTACTGAATCGTTTATATGTATATTAACGATCGCCTGAGTTAGATTTAGCAGCTCTAAATTACAATAACCAGCCTGAGCCTGTTGGTAAATGTTATTTCGACCGCTTGTAATAGTTAGATTTGCGAGCGTGTAAGTCGTGTATTCGACGCCCTGAATCTTTACGCGCCAGACTGGGTTAAATACTGTCATTAGAACGCCAGCGCATTAGCGCCATTAGTGCCGCGATAGAAACTATTGTTTAGCACGTCAACGATTCGACGAGCTGTTCCTTCTTGATCGATTGCGCCGCTCACGTTAATAAATATATTTCCGCCGCCGTTGCCTAATTGGTTATTAGGAACTATGCGACCGCCCGATGATGGGACGAATAGTTCCGCGCCAGCTTCTCCCACGATGTAAGGTCGATTAGCCGTAACCATACCGCCAGCGGCTAGCTTAGGGATCTTAGGTAAATCTTTACCGCCTGTTATATTGTTGACGATGTTATAAGCGCCGACCAGTAAATTGAGTCCCGAGATAACTAGGTTAACGGCGGCGACTAAGCCTTTCATAGCCAGCGAAATTGCGTCGATAACGAACGCAATACCATTAAACGCGACCTTAAAAGTTGTACCAATAAACGACGCAACAGGCTTAGCTATAACAAGAAACGCGGTAAGTCCGACGCCTAATATCTTAAAGAATCCAGCGTTATCAGATACAGCGTCACCGACCGCGCCAAATACTGATTTAACGCCTTGTAGAATCGGATTCAAAGCTGTCTTAAATATAGGCACAATGTATTTGTTGACGTAATCGTAAAGCGCTGTAAATGTTGGGATTAGCGTTCCCATAACGAATCCGCTGATATTCGCAAATATTGGGTTTAACTTTTCGCCTACCTGTGAACCTAAATCGTTAAACGTTGGAATTGCTTTAGAAACTATAAAATCCACTAACGGAGTTAGTGCGTCTAAGATAAACGCTCCCGCTGTCTCTTTAGCTTCGTCGAAAGTGAGACTTAATCTTGCGATCTTTCCTTCGTATGTGTCAGCTTGAGCCGAAGCCTGTCCGCCAAATGTTTTTGCTAATAACGCGGTAGTTTCGTCAAAGCTCATAGTCTTTAGATCAGCAGCTGAGATTCCAATACCTAATTTAGCCAGCGACGCCGAATTGCCCTCGTACGCCTTACCTAGGGCGTTTGAGACCGCTTCCAATGACTTACCGGAACCAGCCGCTACGTCAATGGCTAACGTAACCAATTTTTGAGCTTCTGAGACTGATCCAGTAGCTCGAGCTAGTCTCTCGTAGGCTGGACGCAAATCTGTGTCCGCGACGCCAAACGCCATGCCCATATTTGAAATCCATGACTCAGTTGCCGCGATAACTTCATCGGTTGCGCCAGCGACGTTCTTTAGTGTTAACGCAAGTTTTGCCTGAGCTGCTTCGTCCTCGATCGCTGACTTAACGCCGTCCACTAGCAACACGCCAGCATAAGCAAGCGCAGCCGCGCCAGCTGCCGCGAACGCTAGTCCGGCTTTCTTACCAAATCCGCCTAATTTGTCGCCGAAAGAATCGGTCTCAGTCGTAGCTTGGTTTAATCCTTTTTTAAGATTATCGACGTCGGCAAGTATGGAGAGCTTGAGCGTTCTTGATCCCTCAGCCATTAGTCGAACCTCTTAACTATGCTAGTAAACGCCTTTTCCCACTCAGCGATTAAGTACGATTGCTCGGTGCGTAGCGTTGGATAAATAAAATATCCAGTCGAACCGCGCCCGGTCGATCCTGACCAGATTGGGAATTGCTTAAATTTATTTGAGCCGAATTCTGAGCCGCCCCATAGATCGCGAGTGGTTGCGCCACCGCTGAATTTTTGTCCAGCGAATCCGAACGAAATCTCGCCGATCTTTGACGACTTGCTTACCTTAGATCCCTCGGCAATTCGACTAGCTAACTTAGACGAATTTAATTGCCCAGCTGCCGACGTAATCTTGCCCTGTAAATAAGTGGCTAACGCACTCGATTGCTCTTTAGCTTGAGATAGGGCTTCATCGTCCATAGCCTTAAACGCTCCAGTAATGGCGCGTAGTTCGGCTTTGTCGTACTGGACGACTTCCTTACTTTCCGCCATTTCGCTTCTCCAATATCTCGAGCGCTGTCAATATGTCCGCCGCGTCCACCCACTCACTCATCGGTATTCCTGTCGCGATCGACAGTTCAATTAGTAAGTAGCTTAGGCTTCCTCGGCTGTAACTTTTGGGACTTCGGTATCTCCGACCGTAATATCGACCACCATTTCGCACCATATTTCGTAAGGCTTTACTGGCTTACCAGCTGCCTCACGTCTTAAAGCGTTCCACGCTAGAAACATTAAGTCGGAAATTCCGATTTTTTCCTGAGCTTGTTGAATTGTATATCCGGTCTTTTGTTCCCACTTAGCGAACTCTGGCGGTTGCGCTGTCGTAGTTACTGTCTGACCGTCGGTCGTTTCGATCTGGATTTGTAGTTTCATGCTCCCGATTTCTTTTCTTATAGTGTTGGAGTTGTCACGCAAGTAAAGCTGAGCGAAATAGTCTGAGCGTCTGGGGCTGTGCCGCCGGCGCTTGGGAATATAGGCTGTACGTCAAAGTTAAATACTGAACCGCTCGCAGCTGTAAATACGACTGCAAGTGGAGTATTTGGTGCACTGTCAGCCGCGTTCCATAATGAAGCAGCTAGTGATCCGCCAGCTGTCCAGTCGGCGAGCATTTCCACGTCAAAAGTACCTTGCGAATCGGTTGTGTAATAAGCCTTACCGTCTAGCGTTTGATAAGTGTTGATTGTGCTTTCGATTGTAAGTGTTGCAGCTGTTGCTTGAGCGTCATAAGTATCACCGTCAATAGTGAAAGTTATATCGCGCCCAGTTACGATTGTTGTTGGCATTTTGTCTCCTAGTTTTCCTGTTTGTAGTAAGTGCTAACGTCAATATCCGAGATAAGTAAATTACTCGAACCTAACGCAACGATCGACGGACGCGATACGTCGCCGACAATATATCCCGACGGAATAGCCGCGAGAATCTGTATGACTAGCTTCTCGAGATTATCGAGAGCGCCCGCGTTATTGTTATACGCGATGGCGGCTGAAATTGTAAAATTAACTTTTAATTGGATCGAGCTACTGATTAAAGTGGTTTCCAGATACGGCGTTCCGGGAACAATTATCGCGGCTGGCGGGATTACCGCCTCGGGAACTGACTCGTACACCGACGCCGTTACGCTAGCGAGAGCGGTCGCTAGTGGCGCACGAACGTCAGCCTGAATTGAGGTTGGCATTATTGACCCATTGTCTCGACGTCAATAAACGGAGCTAATAATCCGACGACGCGATTTTGTAATGATCGACCAAGTACGAACGGCGACGGATTAAAGTCCACTTGAGCCGAAGTGTTGCCCGGGGCTGTGATTGACTGGAATACCTCGACTGATACGACTAGCAGCGCCGACTTTACGGGCGCTACGCCTGAATAGAGATCGTCAGCTGTTGAGCCATTAAGTACGGCTAGACCAGCTGGAATTTTAGGTGTAAAAATTTGATCTGGTGCAGCTGTTGCGGTTGTAAATATGTATGGCGCGATTTGGTGATCGTTTACTGTAACTGTTAGATCGAACGCAGCTCCGCAGCCTGAGATTATTACAGCTTGACCCGGCACGAAATAATTTATGCGCTGAGTCGTGTAGAACGCCATGCCGTCCTTGACTTCGATACCGGTAATAGCTGATTGGTAGCCAGTAAGTAACGGCAAGATCGCGCCCTCAGCACTATTTATCATGAGATCGAGATATGCGTCCGAGTAAAGAGAAACGCTAACACCTAGCACGTCGCGAAGTTCTTGCGCTGTAACTATTTGTGGCATTAGCGTTCCTCTCTCGATTCTGCTCGGTCGCCTCGGGAGCGAAACGACCGATGATTATTTATTTACGCGAGATTGTTCCAACGTGCGCCTAGTGGCACCTTTGGAGCTAGTGCGCCGTAACCATAGTAAAGAATGTCAATGGTTCCGTCGGAGTTGATGTTAGTGCGAAGCTCGAAACGTGGGCTTTCGTACCATGTATAAGAATCTGGGTTAATGACAACCATTGAAAGATCGCCGTCAGCTGTTGTTGATCCAACGTTTCCGATTGAACGTGAAACGAATAGATTTAGACCCGGAGAAACTACGCCACGAAGCGAATCGCCGCGAACATTTCCGCCTTGGTTGCTAGGTTGCGCCGCATTGTAAAGAGGGGCGCCATTGTCGTTATAGCCCATGATGTTGCCCCATTGTGTTGGAGAAACTACGAGTGAACGAGCGAATCCTAGTGATGATCCATACACGTCGGCGCAAGCCTTTGATGTATAGCCCAAGAATCCTGCTGCTGTATTTGCTGCCTGTGCTGTTGAGCTTCCGTCATTGTAAATTCCGAGAGTTACGAAATCCTCAGTCGCTTTTGCGTAAGCAAATTCCAAATTCTGGAGTAATGCTGTTAGGTACGATGGATCGCTGCGATCTATTAGCTCTATAGTGCTTATCGCGCGACCCTTGAAGGAATTTACAGGAACGCTTAGATAGGTTGCGCTTAGGCTTGATTCTGTAATCGCAGTATTTTCCGCAATATCTGAAACGGTTGGAACAGCTGTAACTTTAGGCAATTCAAAAGTCATGCCTGTTGCAGTAAGAGCCTCGCGACTAATTGCGTCGATCATGCCACGATCGGCATTAGCTAACGCGTTAATAACTGTGCGGCTTTGTGGTGTTGGAACCATGCCCGGTGCTGTTGATGTTGTGTTATCGGCAGCTTTGACATATTGGCGAGCGTCCTCGTCGTGTAGAACTGACGCCTTGAGTGAATACTGTAAATAAGAAACCTTATCGACAATGGGTGAACGTGGCGCTGTGTACGCCATTGGAACGTGCTTTGACGCTTCTACCGATGTCTCGGCAGGAGCGGTTTCGGTAGTGTCTGACACTTCGTCTCCTTCTGTTGTTGGATTTGTTTCTTCTGTTTCCTCATCTAAGGGATCAGAATTTTCATCTGTTGCTTTCATTTCCTCTTTGTCCTCGTCGTCCTCATCGTCGCTGCCATCTTGACTCGCAGCTACGCTAGAAACGCGCGCGCTGTCGATGGCTGGCTCGCTGACAAGGCTGACCTCATCGAGAGAACCTTTTGCGACTACTAACACGCCATCGACGAAATCGTGTGAGTTAATTTTAACGCCTACGCTAAAACCATCGCGGAGACCAGTCGCAGCCTCTACTAAAGCGTCGTTGCCCGCTGTTGTCTCCGCGATCTTAAATGTCGCGTCGATTCCCTGTTCGGTTGCGGTCATAGATAAAACTTTTCCGATTGGTCGAGTGCGATCGTGTTCTAGCAATAGCTTCACGTTCTTAGTCGCAATAGATTCTGGCTTAAACGTCGTAAGTCCTGCGGACGTTGATCCAGTTTCGTTCCATGTTACGACGCGTCCAGTAATAGTGCGAGATTCGCTATCGGCTGACGTAATTGTTAGCGGCATATTTAGCTTCATTTGATCATTTCCTCAGCTTGTCGGATTTCCTCGACGCTGATTGCGCCAATTTCAAATAATGTTTTGTAAATTCCTACACGTTCCGCTTCACTTCCACGCAAGTAATCCTCTAAACGGAAATTGACTGTCTGTGATGATGGAACGAAGTCCGGCATAGATAAACGAGTGGAAATCGAAGTCATTAACGGGATCAAACTAAAATCTAAAAGGGTTTTTCGTGTGACATTGGCGTTGGAGTACGTCATGCTCGATCCAGTTTCCGCGTCAACGTAGAAGGCCGGAATTCCGATCGCCCTCGCACATTCGGTGGCGATGTAGGAACGGGCTGCCGCGAGCTGTAATTTTTCCGGGTCGAAGCCGACTGTTTGTAATTCTACGTCCGCATTAAGAAACGCGGTCGAGCGATTACGTCGAGCTACGCCCCACGACTCAAGTAATTTAGCAATTCGATCAGCTGGTAACGCTGTTCCGTTTGATTTTAATACCATTGACGGGACAGGTTCGCGAGCATAGTTCGCAGCTGCTTTTTCTAGTTCCGCGCCTGTGCGAATTGTGCGACCAGCGCGATTTAATAATCCTTCGTCGTTTCCATAAAATACGACTAACGATCCGATACCCGAATCTGGAATTTGTTTTCCGTCGATCGTGTAATACATAACTTCGGTTCCGTTTTGATTTAGAAATACGCCTACGCGCGTTGGAACGATTCTTTGAGCGGAACGAACTCGCATGGTGTCAGCGAACAGTTCGGTAATTTGTAGATACCCAAATCCGTAAAATAGTAAATCCTCAGCGAGCCAGACATAAGTAGCGCTACCCGGAACGCGTGGATCAGGGTCACGAATAACTCTAGGCATTGGCACTTCTAAACCTGTTGAGTTGTCCCGGACTTGTAACCCGATCGAAGCGATGGACGAACAGATAATCCCGCGAGCACGAGCGATCGTAGGAACACTCATAGCTTCCTCGCGCGTTGCCTGAGTAGCGCCGCCGTTAAAGGTATAGATTGAGTCCAGCGCGAAAACAGGTGAAACGGAAGCTTCGATGTCGCTATTTTGGAGCGGCGTTACAGCTTCCACCTTTGACGCAAATAGATCACGAATACCCATGCGCCAATTCTGTCAGCCGTATAGCACTAACCCGTCATAATATCGAAGTCCATCTCTGGGCGTGTCGCGAAATGCGTAACTAGCGCTGTCGCTACCGCAGCGCAAACCGCAGCTTGCGAAGCTCGACGTCCAATAACCCAGCCGCCATCGCCGCGCTTTAACTGTACGGCCGACAGGATTTGTTTAGTCAAATCGCTCTGGCCACGATGTCTTAATCGACCCGAATTAATCGCACCCAGAAGCTCGTCGCAGCTCTGAGGATAAACCGAGTCCATGTCAAAAATCGGGATACCAGCTGGCTGGAATCTAGCCGCAACCGCGCCGCTAGTTCGCCTTGAATATAGCAAATACTCTAACGGATACTTCCGACAATACTTAGCCGCCTCATTTGCGATCTCTCGATCGTCGAGCTGGACAGAATTTTCCCATGTATGCAGCAGCTTTACCACGAAGCGTTCGTCACCTAATTTCTGAGCGCCGACTAACGCGCAAAATTTGCGATCCGGTGAAATATCTAGCGCGAGCCATGTCAGCTTCTCTGGATCAAGATCGACGCTTTCATCATGGCAATTATTCCACTCGTTAGCTCCGATAATGCTTGAGATAGTTTGAACCCAGCGGCACAATACCTCGGTCTGTACGACTTCGGGCGGATCGTTAAGTACCGCCTGTATGTTGTCGATGTTAATTGTGTGACCGATGGCTGGATTGGCAGCGAGCCAATTAGATTCGAGCTGAATATCGTCGGTAGGTGCGCTCCACT